AGCTGGTTTCGGTGCTGCTCCCGTCAAGAACGAGGGTTCCGCCATTGCGTATGACAACGCACAAGAAGCGTTCACCGCCCGTTACAACCACGAAACCATTGCCCTGGGCTTCTCGATCACCGAAGAAGCTGTGGAAGATAACTTGTACGACTCGCTGTCTGCTCGTTACACCAAAGCCCTGGCCCGTGCGATGTCCTACACCAAGCAAGTTAAAGCCGCTTCCGTTATCAACAACGGTTTCAACGGTTCGTACTTGGGCGGTGACGGCGTGACCTTGTTCGGTAACAACAGCTCCAGCACTCGTGTTGGCCACCCCTTGGTTAATGGCGCTGTTAACTACAACAGCCCCACCACTGGCGTGGACTTGAACGAGACCTCCTTGGAAAATGCCGTGATTCAAATCGCTGCATGGACCGATGAGCGTGGTCTGTTGATCGCTGCCAAGCCCCGCAAGATGGTCATCCCCCCAGCGCTGATGTTCGTTGCCAAGCGTTTGCTTGACACTGAGCTGCGCGTCTCTACTGCTGATAACGACATCAACGCTATCAAGCAGATGGGTGCGATTCCTGAAGGCTACTGCGTCAACCACTTCTTGACCGATTCGAACGGCTGGTATTTGATTACCGACGTTCCCAACGGCATGAAGCATTTCGAGCGTATGCCTTTGGCTAACTCAATGGACGGTGATTTTGATACCGGTAACGTCCGTTACAAGGCTCGTGAGCGTTACAGCTTCGGCTGGTCTGATCCCCTCGGCATGTGGGGTTCCGCAGGCGCTTAATGTGTCTATGAAAAAGGGGCCTTGTGCCCCTTTTTCTTTTGGTGTATATTGCAACTATTCCGGGGTTCCCGGTGTATCTGACAGTCCCGGCTGACGACATGCAGACAGATACGCCCCACTTGCATGTAAGGAAATTATCATGGCACGCACTACGTTTCAAGGCCCAGTTCGTTCATTGGGCGGCATTTACCAACAAGGCCCCGCTTCTGTTGTTGTAATCACTTCCAGCACCACGCTGAACCCAATTGACCACGGCGGTCGCATCATTTCTGTTGGCGGCACTTTGGCAGCAGACGTCACTTTGACGCTCCCCACCATCAATGCTTCTGCTAACCCCACCACTTCTGGCCCTGGCCAAGACCCCAGCACAGCAAACAACGAAGGCGTTGTTTACACCATCTGGGTTCCTACCACGATTGCCACCAGCTCGTTGAAAATTGCCACTGACGGCACGGACAAGTACATCGGCACGATCATCATGAACGACACGGACTCCGACGGCGCTACGTTGGTTGGTTTCTCTGCCGCTGCTGCAAACGACTTTATCAACTTAAACGGCACGACCACTGGCGGTGTTGCTGGTTCATGGGTAAGCATTTTTGCAATTGACGCACTCAAATATATGGTCAAAGGCACCGTGCTTGGTACGGGTACGGTTGCCACGCCGTTTGCCAACTCTTAATCAACCCAAGGGGCTTCGGCCCCGTTTTTAAAGGAGTTTGATTATGACGATGCAATATGATGTAAAACAGGCGCACCTAGACGAGAGCGGCTTCATGGTTTTGTACCCAGTACGGGTTAAGGCGGTGTCGTATACAGGTGGCGGTGTTGCAGGTTTTATGACCTTGTTTGACACTACAAACGTCCCTGTTTCTGCAAGTGTGACCTACGGGCGTAGCGGTAACACTGTGACGGTGACCAAGACGGCACACGGGCTGTCTACCGGGGACGTTATCGGCATCCACTTTGCAGGCGGTACGGGCGGTACGGCCACTGACGGCACGTACACCATAACTCGCACGGGCGCGGACACATTTACGCTCACCGACATCAATTCTGGGACTATTACTGCCACGCCAGCGGCTGTTTATGCTGTGGGTAGGTGGTTGATAACGTATCAAGCAACTGCTGAAGACTACTTCTTCAACGGCTTTTTGATTCCCGGCGAAGGTGTTCGTGCGTACAACGGCGTGTATTCGTACTTCACTGGCTTGAACTCAACAACTATGTACTATGGCTAAGTCACCTGCATGGCAACGCAAGGAAGGCAAATCCGAGAAGGGCGGTTTGAACGCCAAGGGTCGGGCTTCCTACAACAAGGCCAACCCCGGCAAGCCGGGTCTGAAAGCACCGCAGCCAGAGGGCGGCAGCAGGCGCGACTCTTTCTGTGCAAGGATGACTGGGATGAAGAAAAAGCTGACTTCCGAGAAGACAGCCAAAGACCCAAACAGTCGGATTAACAAGAGCCTGCGGGCTTGGAAATGTTGACATGAACCACGATGCAAAAACAATGGCTGACGGCGCTGCCGTAGTGATGGGCCTTGGTGGTTTCTTAGGGTGGATGACGCCCGTGGTAACACTCATTGGCGGTGTGTTGACCATCGTATGGATGGTTATCCGCATCTGGGAAACCGATACCGTACAACGGTGGGCGTATAAAGATGCCGTCAACAAGTAAGAAACAGCACAATTTCATGGCTGCGGTGGCCCACAATCCATCGTTCGCCAAGAAAGCAGGAGTCCCACAGTCCGTGGGCAAAGATTTCAGCAACGCCGATAAAGGCAAGTCTTTTAAAAGAGGTGGTGATATGGCTAAAGCAAACCCTTTCATGGAAATGATTGCTAAGAAAAAAGCAATGGGCACAAAGAAAATGGCGTCCGGTGGCATCACCAGCGCCAAGATGGGCAGCGTCAAAACTGGTGCTCCCAGCCGTGACGGCATCGCTTCCAAGGGTAAAACCAAGGGCACGATGGTCAAGATGGCTGGCTCCAAGCCCCTGGGCATGAAGTCTGGCGGTAAGTGCTGAGATGATGGCCAGCCGTGGGATGGGGGACATCAACCCCTCCAAAATGCCCGGAGCCAAGCGTAAGAAGCGCCGGGATGACACTGATTTCACTGAGTACAAAGAAGGTGGAACGGTGAATGCTGCGGGCAATTACACCAAGCCCGGTCTTCGCAAGAAGATCGTGTCCCAGGTGAAGGCAGCGGCAACCCACGGAACGGGCGCAGGCCAATGGTCGGCCCGTAAAGCACAGTTGGTAGCCAAGAAGTACAAGGCTGCTGGCGGGGGCTACCGCGATTGAAAGCACCGCAGACTTCCCTTAAAAACTGGGGTGACCAGAAGTGGCGCACCAAGTCGGGGAAGCCTTCGTCAAAGACGGGGGAGCGGTATCTTCCAGAAGCGGCAATCAAGTCCTTGTCCCCTGCTGAGTACGCGGCTACCACCAAAGCCAAGCGGCAAGGTAAGGCGGCAGGTAAACAGTTTGTGGCGCAACCCAAGAGCATTGCGAAGAAAACAGCGGGGTTTAGATAATGGGCGGTGGCGGACAACAAATGATGGGGCAGGTGGGACAGGCTGTGCAAGGCGGCATGTCTCAGGGGTCTCCGACGGTCCCGTCCGCTCCCGCTGCGCCTGTGGGCAATGCGTATGCAGCGCCTGTTGCGCTTCCTGCACAACTGCCTGAAAATTACCAAGATGACAGAATGCGTAGCCCACGGGAGCAACAGCCGTTTCCACAGCAGCAACAATCCTCCTGGCAGCAGAACCCTGAGTGGCAAGGTTACCAAAACCAGATGCAGGACTTGCAGAATAAAATGCGGACGTATTCGCAGCAGTATCAGCCTCAACAACAAAACCAACAGTATCAACCCCAGTACCAGCCTCGTAGCCGTGATGGCTGGGGGTATGGTGGCCGTGGTGGCAGCAACTGGGGGCAACAGCAAGGGCCGCTTCAAGGCGGCGGTTTGGCTGGACTTTTAAGTGGTCTTGGCCTTGGTGGTAACAGCATGTTTAAAAATGGCGGTAAGGTCGAATAATGGCAGTCACCTCTGGACAATCAGGCTTTAACCTCGACCTCACCGAGCTGGTCGAGGAGGCGTTTGAGCGTGCGGGTTCAGAGATGCGCACGGGGTATGACCTGCGAACTGCGCGTCGATCGCTTAACTTACTGTTTGCTGACTGGGCCAATCGTGGCATCAACATGTGGACGTTTGAGCAAGGCACGATCACCCTGACACAAGGACTGAATACCTACGCCGTCCCAACTGACACGGTGGATTTGCTGGACCATGTGATCCGCACCAATGCAAACATCCTGTCCAACCAAGCCGACTTGACAATCACGCGCATCAGCGTGTCTACCTACGCCACCATCCCCAACAAACTCAATCAGGCCCGGCCCATCCAGGTTTGGTATCAGCGCTTGGACGGGCAGGTGGCCACCACCGCTTCGACGTTTGTGTCCCAAGACCTCACTGCGGCAACGATCACGCTGAACTCCGTTGTGGGGCTCCCAGCCATTGGGTATGTGGACATCGTGACCGCTGGCGGCACTGAGACGGTGTTCTACAACTACATCTCAGGCAATACCCTTAGTAACGTGTTTCGTGCACAGATCGGCACGACTCAGCAGACCCCTGCGGCGGGCAACCCCATCCGTGTCAACAACGCCCCCCGTGTCACGGTGTGGCCCACACCTGATGGCTCCCAGACCTATCAGTTTGTCTACTGGCGCATGCGCCGGGTGCAAGATGCTGGCGGTGGTGTGAACGTCATGGATGTGCCCTTCCGGTTCGTTCCTTGCATGGCAGCAGGGCTGGCCTACTACATTGCGCTCAAAGTGCCCGGTGGCATGGAGCGCCTTGGCGTGCTCAAACAACAGTATGACGAAGCCTGGATGACGGCTGCGGACGAAGACCAAGAACGTGCAGCTTTGCGGCTTGTGCCCAGGCAGATGTTCATTGGGGGTGGCACGTAATGGGCAACAGGTTTGCGTCTGGCAAGAACTCAATTGCGGAGTGCGACCGTTGTGGTTTTCGCTTCAAGTTGACCACGCTGCGCAAAGAAGTTGTCAAGACCAAGGTATATGATCTCAAGGTGTGCCCCCAGTGCTGGGACCCGGATCAACCGCAGTTGCAACTGGGTATGTACCCGGTGGATGACCCGCAGGGGATACGAGACCCCCGGCCTGATCTCAGCTACAAAGTGTCTGGGCGCACAGGTTTGCAGATTGCTT